CAATAGATCCTTCCAAGGCTGGTAAGAAACCTACTCTCATAAACAACTTAGAGAAAACAAGAGAGAGGCTGGATGGCGTAAAAATTCATAATGAGAGTTATGAGAAGATATTCAAAGCGTATGACGGAAAAGATACTTTCTTTTATTTGGATCCTCCTTATCCTCGCATTGCTCAAGAGGTAGGTGAGGATAAATTTGATGAAGGTGCGTTCATAAAAAGACTTGAAAACCTAAAAGGAAAATTCCTTCTACACTACGATCACCGAGATAAGTCAAAGTTCTTGAATAAGGGTTGGAATGTAAAGGTTATTTCTGTAGCTAAGACCGGAGGGTACACAACGGCAACTGTCGCAGGTAAACTTCTTGAGGTTACAAACTACGCGCCCACGAAAAAAGCTGATAAGCCTAAGCATTTTGGTGGTGGTGAGAATATAGACATATTCGGGTACAAGACTAAGAACTTCGATATCTGTCGGAGTGCAGTTATGCTCTTTAGAAAACTAGAAAAGACTAAAGAGAAAGAGACACAAGGGCACGTTATAAAGGCCGCGAAGTACCTAGATGCGTTCTTTGGTATTGAAAAACAAGTTGTCGCGGATAACTACGCCAGTGATGAAGACGGAGAGGTTGCATTAGACTTAGCATTGCTATTCGCCTACGAGGTGGGCCTTATTGCGGAAAGAATGAGCAGGTCGTTTGACAGGGACATTGTGTTCCTCAAAATGCACTTTCAAGAAATTGGGAGCAGGATGGGCCTAAAAAAGGCTGATACAGAATACGCAGATCCAAAAAATGAAAAATACCCCATAGATAGCTACGCACATGTGCGTGCTGCGATAAGTTATTTCTCTATGCCTAAAAACGCCGATAAGTATTCGGAAGAAGAACAAAAGCAAGTATGGGCTAAAATAAAAGCTGCGGCTAAAAAGTTTGGTATCAAGCTGAGTCCTGACTCTGGTCCCCCTAGTGTGGCAGAAAAAGCAGCTTCCGATGTAAGTTGGACAATGCCTATTATAAAGAAAGATGATGAGGAAAGAATTGTTACAGGTATTGTGTTAGAGCCCGACGAAGTAGATGCCCAAGGAGATACCGTTTCTAAAGAGGCTATAAAAGAGGCCGCACATAAATTTCTAGCAAAGTTCAATAAGGATACAGAGCTGGGCTTTATGCACAAAGCCTTCGGAGATTTAGGCATCAGCCTTATCGAAAGCTGGGTCGCCCGAGAAGATTCTGAGTTTGGGGGAAGTCCTGTGAAATCAGGCTCTTGGCTTATGTCGGTGAAGGTTGGTGACAACGACAAACTCTGGCAGAAAATAAAATCGGGTGACATTTCAGGTTTTTCAATCGGCGGTGTTGCAAGGGTTTCTCGGTAAGGGGTTGCATTAGGTTATGGTTTTTGTTACCTCAAAGGAGGTTCGTTTCAAAAAATGACAGACTCAAAAAAACAGCGGAATAAAAAACCGCGTGAGTTACTAGACCTCGATATCAGAGAAGTTTCATTAGTTGATCGGCCAGCGATACGCCGAAAGTTTTTAGTCATAAAACGTGACGAAGACGGAGAAAATATGAGTGACGAGCAAGCATTATCTTCTGAGCCTCAAGAAGCCTTCATTTTTGATGAAGTGGTCTGTAAGGATGAAGAAGTAGAAAAATCGAAAAACAAAGCCGACGAAGATGAGTCCGACGAAGAAACGGAAGACGAGTCTGAAGAAGAAAAGACCAAAGCAAAGGGTAAGACCAAAGCTAAGGCCGATAAAGACGAGCTAGAGGCAGAGTCCGAAGACGAAGAAGACGAAGAAGCTAGCGAGAAGAAAAAGAAAAAGATAAAAAAGGAGACTACGAAGATGGATAAACCCCAGGCTTCAATCCCGGTTTCTTTCTCCAAACGCGATGATGGTTCTTACGATCTAACGGGCGTTCCTGAAGAAATGCAAGCCACTGTAGAACAACTATGTAAAGCACAAGACGTAGCAGTCCAAAAAGCTGCGGAACTTGAAGAAATCTTGAAGGCCGAACGTGATGAACGTCTACGACGTGACTACGTTGAAAAAGCTGAAAAAGAGTTTGCTAATCTTCCCGGTACATCCGTTGAGGTTGGTCTTTTGCTCAAATCTCTAAACGACCTTAATAAGGACGTAGCTGAGAAAGTTGAAGGCATTTTTACAACGGTAAATGCACAGCTTGAAAGTGGCAGCATTCTAGAAGAAGTTGGCATGACGGCCTCTGAAGCAGAAACTACAGCTTGGGGACGCATTGAAAAACAAGCGGCTGAGTTGATGACCTCTGGTGAACTCAGTAAAGCATCAGCAATTTCAAAAGTTTGTGAGTTAAACCCCAAACTTTACCAAGATTATCTCAAGGAAGGTGGTAACTAATCATGGCATATTCAGAAAGCGCAACCGTAATAACTTTGCCAGCGTCAGCCGATTTGTCGGCAAGTCAGTATTGCTTTGTATCAGTCAATACAAGCGGTGAGGTTGAGTTGTCGGGTGATGACGGTAATCCCGTTGGTATTCTTCAAAACAAACCATCAGCTCAAGGGCGAGCTGCCGAAGTTTTGATTGCGGGCGTCAGCAAAATTAAGTCGGGAGTGGCCGATTTTGACGCAGGTTACAATGCTGCCAGCGGCGCAAGTGGTAAAGGTAAACGCAGCGACACCGCTTCGTTCCGCCTAGGAATTATTATTGAAACAGCTAGTGCAGACGGTGAGTTTGGAACTATGGTTTTCAGTCCTAACGGTAAAGTGGCATAAGGAATAGGTGAACAAGAATGACTAATCCAACTCTCTCAGCGGTGCATGTAAATACCCCGCTAACTAATATGAGCGTAGCTTACAGTCAGAAAGCTGACTTGTTTGTTGCGCACAAAGTTTTTCCTATCGTCCCTGTTTCTAAACAGTCGGATCTGTATTTCACTTACGACAAAGATGATTTTCGTCGTAGTGAAGCGCAGCTTCGGGCACCTGGTACTGAATCAGCAGGGTCGGGCTACCGGCTAGATAGCGCAGGCAACTATTACTGTAGTGTGAAAGCCTTGCACAAGGACATCGACGACCAGATCCGTGCTAACGCGGACGCTGTTTTGAATATGGACCGAGATGCAACCGAGTATATTACGCAGCAACTAATGTTGAAGCGTGAAAAAGACTGGGCTTCGGCGTTCTTCCAGACAAGCACCGGTTGGTCTGGATCTACTACTGCGGGTAATATTACCCCAGGAACAAAATGGGATGTCGCTACGTCAACTCCTGTTGCAGATATCCAAGCTCAGAAAGACAGCATTCTTTCTAAAACTGGGTTTATGCCGAACACTTTGGTTCTTGGTTCACAAGCATACAGCACGTTGATCAACTCAGACGACGTTGTTGATCGTATCAAGTACACCCAACGTGGCGTACTTGGAACCGAGCTACTTGGTGCAGTTGTTGGTGTCCCTCGTGTGTTTGTTTGTCACGCTGGCGAGAATACCGCAGCAGAAGGCGCAACGGCATCTAACTCATTCATAATGAATACGGATGACGCGCTTCTTTGCTACGCGGCACCTGCCCCCTCACTGATGTCCGCATCGGCTGGATATACGTTTACATGGTCGGGTTACACGGGATCTCAAGACGGATGGCGCATTAGCCGCTTCCGTATGGATCATCTACGTGCTGACCGTGTTGAAGGTGAGTTAGCTTACGATCAAAAGTTAATCTCTCTTGATCTTGGCTGTTACTTTACTAACGTAACTACCTAGTAGGTAACTTATGACAAAGCGTATGGCGGTTGGGCCGAGGTATCGGCGTGGTTTGAAACTCACTGAGAATGGTGAGGTTAAATGGTTTGGTCCGGGGGAGCTTATCCCCGAAGACCAGCAAGCTAAGATACCTGGAAGGTTCCTCCGCGATAAGCGCGTCGTATTTGTGACTGTGGAGGACGAGCCCGTCAAAAAGGCTCGTCCAAAACCAACTCCGAAGACGGAGAAGAAAGCTGAAAAATCGGCAACTCCCTCGCCGTCTTCGGAGGGTGCGGGGGCTTCGGCTCCCGCCCCTCTTGAAGTAACGGACAAGGGCGAAGTACCTAAAAAGAAGCGACGACGTAAAAAGTTGTTTAGCGATGAATGACCAGAGGTAGGCAGGCCACGCCTATCCTGACAGTAAGGAGGCGCAACATTGACCTGGACCTACTCTGGGAATCCGGCTGATTCCGACCGAGATAGAGTTCGTTTTCTCGTCTTTGATACAGACGTTAACGAGCAGCTTATCAATGACGAAGAAATAGCCTGGCTACTTAGCGAACAATCAAATGTCTATATGGCTGCGGCTAATGCTGCTGAAGCTATTGCGGCTAAGTTTGCCAAAGATATCACCCGTAGTGCTGTAGGCCTAAGCGCCTCTGTAGGGAATAGGGCACAGTTCTATCTAGAGCTAGCAGATAAACTTCGCGCCCAAATGTCCACAACGAATAAGCATGGCGAAGTCTTTGCTGGTGGGCTCACTATTAGCGGTAAACAAGCCTTAGATGATGACCCTGACGCAGTTCAGCCTGCTTTCAAGATAGGTCAGTTTGATTGGAACGGCCCCAACGACGGTGCTGATTGGACGGATCCGTCGTGAGAATGAACGTCAGTCTAGTTAATCCTCGCTCAATCAAGCGCATGGAGGAAGTCTACAAGAACCTAGACAAAACATTTAGGGACAGCCTCCTAGCTGCGGGCGATATGGCCGTTGAGGTTATCCGCGATACTATCAATACCAAATGGATTGATGTAACTAATTACGGCATTTCTGACGGAACGCTAGCTAACTCTTTTCAAAAAAGAAGACTTAGGATTTCAGGTTACAAAGGCGTTATTACTGTTTCTACAGCAGGTAAGGCCGATGACTACGCCTCTGCACACGAGTATGGTAAAGAGATTTATCCAAAGAAACCGGGAGGCTACTTGGCAATCCCTCTTGACAGGGCGCAGAAATTCTTCGGCGGCGGTCTCGACCAACACCGCGTATTTGACGGTAAGTACCTAATACGCAAAGCAACAATAAAACCAAAAGGGTATATGGCTAAGTCGCTTCCCGAGATTGAAAAGAGGCTTCCAGAAACTTTTAGCGTTAGGTACGAGAAGGCCTGGGCGAAAGCGGGTAAGTAAGTGGCTACCCCTTCGAGAAAGCTGATCGTCGATAATCTAAAGACGACATTGGAATCTATAACCGTTGCTAATGGCTATAAGTCTACAGTTTCAAAAGTAGAGGTGTTGGCAAAAACATGGCTACAAGTGTCGGAGGTAATTCGTCCTTGGTTGGGTATAGTCCCTCAAGAGACTACTTACCAACACTTGCCCGCTGGTAGGGTGCGCTCCGTTTTACATATTGATATAATAGGCCATGTTTCTAACGGCACCTACGCGGAGAAACGCGATAGATTGGCGGACTTATTGGATGATGTGTGGGGTGCCTTAAACGTAGATCTCACTAGAGGCGCAAATGCAGTGAATACAATGATTACAAAATCCGAAACTGACGAAGGGGCTCCAGAAGCGGAAGGCACTCTCGTTATAGGGTTAGACGTGGTTTATATGCGAACTGCGGGGAGTACATAATGGCAAAATTCAAATATATTGGTCCACCAGAAAGGACTAGATTTAAGGGGGGTTCCTACTCGGTAGGCGACGTAGCTGATGTATCAGACGCTACCTCTGAAAGTTTCAAGAATCACCCTGGGTTTGAGGCGCTTGATACGCCTAAGCCTCCTGCTAAACCACAAGTTAAGAAATCTAAGAAACCGGCTGAGTCACCCAAAGCCGAAAAAGAAACTTCTAAGGAGTAATAAAAAATGGGTCAGGCAAAACTTCACGCTCTCGGGCGTAATCTAAAATTCTTCGTAACGCCAGAAACTACACTGGGTACTTATGCTGCGCTGAGCGATCCTGCCTCCTCTACCACACAGGGTATGCGTGTTCTTTCTTCTAGCATGGAGTACAATCAAGAACGTGTTGACCGTGCAGACGCCCGTGGCGACACGCGCTCACTAGAGGACCGAATAACGCGACGTGTAACGTGTACCTATAGCGTTGAGAGTTACTTACTACCTAGCGGTTCTGCTGGTACTGTCCCCGATATCGACCTTCTCTTAAAGGCTGTTATGGGGACGGGTACAACTGGGACTGTTACCGTAGGTAGCGTTTCTGGCGTAACAGGATGTAAGTATAGCCTTACCGCTACACAAGCTATGGACTCATTCTGCCTTACCCGTGAGACTTCGGGCGTTGTTCAGCAACGTATGAGGGGTTGTTACGGCGGGGAGTTTACAATCACAGGTTCAGGTGCAGACGAACCCAAGATCTCATTCACAGGCACGGGCATCGACATGTGGAATGTTGGCCGGACCACCGCTGACGGGGCAGGGACATCATCACTTTCTTTAGACGTCGCAGCAGGTACAGGTTTACAGTTAGG